GCTTAACCATTAATAACTAGGGAGGGTATTAACGTACCCTTCCTAATAATAAGGATTAAATATGGCTAATAATATAACATCAAAGTTTTTTACTGGAGCAACTAATGGAGTTATTGTTACAACAACAAATGTTACTAGAGTTGTTGCTATACATGCAACTGCAGTAACTGCTACAGGTACTTTTGCTTTATCAGAAGGTGGAGTAAATAAAATACAGTTTCAAGTTCCTGCTAGTGGTCAAGCAGATATTTATATAGGTGACCAAGGAGTAAAATTTAGTGGTAATGTAAGTGTATCATTACCTTCTGATGGAAGTTCATGTACATTATTTGTAGGATAAAATAGTGCCAAGTTATTCATTTCTTAAAACTGATATAATAAATACAATAGAAAATGATTCAACAGAGTTTGAAAATCAAATACCTTTTCTAATAGAAAAAGCTGAAGGTAGATTAATTAAAGAACTGGATGACCCAGGTCTAGATAATTATTCTACTTTTTCATTTACAGCTTCTGATCCAGTAGTTAGTTTACCTGCTGATGCGTTAGTAGTACGTAATGTAAACTATACAACAAGTGTTTCAACAGCAGCAATTCCTGCTAATTCAAAAGTAAATTTATTACAAAGAACCTATGAGTATGCATTAGATTATTTTCCTTATGCTAGTGCATCAACAGGAACACCTAGATATTATTCAAGAAAAACAAATACACAAATTTATATTGTACCAACACCTGCATCTGCAGTATCAGGTGAAATACAATACACACGTAGACCTTTAGCATTAGCTAGTGCTACAGGCACAAGTGCAACAACTTCTAATTACTTTAGTGAGTTTTGTTATAATGCATTATTTTCTGCTTGTATGGTAGAAGCAAATTATTTTATAAAAGATTTTCAAACACTAGCAAACTGGGAAGGTCAATATAAAAATTCTATAGATGGTTTACGTAATCAAGCTAGAAGAATGAGACAAGATGATATGGAAGTTGCAGCTAGTCCTGCAGGTGGTCCTAATCCAGTTTTAAAAGGAGCACAATAATGACACAATCATTGGAAGATTTAGTAGAGCAGTTTGAAGAAGAAGGTTTATCTAAAGATGAAGCTATTAAAGCTGCTAAAAAAAGATTTTTAAAAGAAACAAAAAGAAATAAAAAAATAGGTGATGGAGATAAAATAGTTGCTGCAGCTTATGGAGGATTAATTGGTAAGTAGAATTAATGTAGTACAACAAATAACAAAAGTTAACAACAAAAAGAAAAAGAAAAATAAAAAAGGGAAAAAAAAATGCAAATAAAAACATCAACATTAATAACAGGAGCTAATGCAAGAGTTATTAATAATTCTACTGGTCATGATACAAGTGCTAAACCTACTGGTCAAGGCTATGGTGCAGCTAGAAAAGGACCTGGAGTAAGAGGACCTGTAGAAGCTCAAGTAAAAGAAGAGCCTAGAGAATATAAAACACAAGGAGAAGGTTAATGGCATTAGCAACTACAATAACAAAAACATTAGCTAAAAAATTAGGACCTAAAGTTGTATCTAAAATACAAAAAATGGATAAGACTAAAGCTAATAAACTTATTGATAAAGCTAACAATTTAAAAAATGCAACTGCAACAGAATTAAAACTAATATTTACAAGGTCTCCTAAAACAACTGTTAGAGATAAAGGTGAATTTAATATAGGAACTGTAGCTAGAAGAGGTGTTAAAAGAAAAGATAAAGGTAGATTGGAAACACAAGATAAAGGTCAAAGTGGTGAAATATCTCCTACTAAAAAAGTAGATGATAAAACTGTAGTAACTAGAAATAAACTAGGTAGACTTTTAAATGTATCAAATAAATATAAAAAAACTATAGGTAAAAATGAATCAAGAGTTGCTAAAAGAACTAGAAAAAAAATTATAGGTAGAACTGTATCAGGTATAGCAGGAGCAAGTATAGCTAATAAAATATTTGGTGGTAAAGATTCTAAAGATTACAAAGTTAAAAAAGGAGATACATTATCTGAAGTAGCTAGAGATAAAGGAACAACTGTTGGAAAAATTAAAGATGCTAATCCTAAAGTTAAAAATTTAAATAAAATAACACCAGGTCAAACTATTAAAATTCCAATGCCTAAAGTTAAAAATAGAAAATCTGTATATCAAGATTTAACTAAAAAAGAAATGAAAAAGATACAAATGAAAAAGAAAGCAGGTGGTGGTTTAATAGACCCTCCTAATATAGGAGCATCTAAATTACCTGAACCTGTTAGAAATAAAATGGGTTTTAAAAAGAATGGTGGTAAAATAGTTAAAAGAGCAAGTGGTGGTCTTATAGGTGGTGGAGCTGCACTTAGAGGTTTTGGAGCAGTAAGAAAAAAATAATGCCTAAAGAAAAGAAAAAGAAAAAAGGTACAGGCATGAAAGGCATGACTATTGGTGGTGGTGATAAAAGACCTACCAAGTCAGGTGCAGGATTAACAGCTAAAGGTGTAGCTAAGTATAGAAGAAATAATCCTGGTAGTAAATTAAAAACTGCTGTAACAGAAAAAAAACCTACAGGTAAAAGAGCTTCAAGAAGAAAAAGTTATTGTGCTAGGTCTGCAGGTCAAATGAAGAAGTTTCCTAAAGCAGCTAAGAATCCTAACTCAAGATTAAGACAAGCTAGAAAAAGATGGAGGTGCTAACTGTCATATTTAATAAGTAATATTCCCCACTTTAAATGTTGGGTACGTAAAGAATTTACACACAATCATTTGAAATATCATGGTGAATTTTTACATGGAATAGCATTTGCAGTTAATACAATACCAGATAGATGTTTATCTTTTCAAGTAATGTTTACTGGTATAGAAGAAGAAGATAATATACATGGTGGTGCAATGTGGGCAAGGATGCCAATCACAGCATTAGTAGCAGATGAAATACTAGATGAAATACCAGAAAGAATGGATACACATTTAGCACAACCTTGGGATTGCTCATCAAGAACACATACTGTAGTGAAGCTTGATTTATTAACAGCAAGTCCTTGGTATTGTAAAATAGATAACGAATTTTATAAAGGTAAGTATATGTTTACAGTTGATTTTACAGATAGTGATATAAGTGATTGTCCTGCACAACATAAACAAAACCATGTAATACAATTAATTGATGCAGGTAAATGGACAGGTAATATAATAGCATTACCTAATAATAGAGTTAGAGCAACAAGTCCTGCTTTATGGGTAACAGGTGAAGGTGCACCAGACTTTAGACCAAGCCAACATACTCATGCAGCAGAAATACACGACAGTTATACAGACCCAGAAATAACTTTTAATAATTTATACAAGGAGACTAAAAATGGCAGGAGCAAAAACTAAATACATGGCTAAAGGTGGAGCAATGAAAACTAAGTACATGGCTAAAGGTGGAGCTATGAGTACTAAGTATGCTTCTAAAGGTAGTGGTAAAGTTACATTATCAGGTATGGCAGCTAGAAGAAACGCAAGAAGAGGATAATGGCTAAACTTTGTCCAAAAGGTAAAGCAGCAGCAAAAAGAAAGTTTGATGTATATCCATCAGCTTATGCTAATATGTATGCATCAGCAGTATGTTCTGGTAAAGTAAAACCAGGAGGTAAAAAGAAAAAGAAAACTATTAAGAAAAAAACTGGTGGTGGCTTACGTAAATGGGTTGGGGAAAAATGGGTTGATATAGGAGCACCAAAGAAGAATGGGAAGTATCAACCATGTGGTAGAAAATCTACTACTAAAAGTAAAAGAAAATATCCTAAGTGTGTACCATTAGCAAAAGCACAACGTATGTCAAAGTCACAAAAAACATCAGCAGTAAAAAGAAAGAGAGCAAAAAAACAAGGAGTAGGTGGTAAACCTACAATGGTTAAAACATTTAAGAAAAAATAATTCGTTTGACTCGTAAGAGTTGGAAGTAAGTATTAACTGAAGAAACGCACTAACTTTAATTAGGAGGTGTGTTATGGATAATCAAACATTATTTATTTTACAAAAAGAAAAAAGAGAAATATTTATGGTACGTAAATTAAAAAAA